CTGAGTCTAACTGTCCTGCCATTATCCTCTCACCACTCTAAGTTGAAAACTACCAGCACCACCTAAGAGATAAGCACCTAAATAACTTTGTAACCACGGATAAACGTCTAAAATATTATTAACAGAACCAGTGCCCTGACTATCAGTATTATATTTAACCTGTATATCTCCTAACTTAACTTCACTGAAGTTTCCATCTTTACCTGTAGTACCAGTAATGGCATCAGTGTCATTTGCTAAAGCTCTTGCAAGTTCAAATTGTGCATATTTAATATTCTGAGGAATTGTAGAACAAGCAAGTTCTACTCCATCAACCTGATAATTATTTCTTGGAAACTTTAATGCCTGTCCTGAATCACATCTATCTCCATAAAACACTAAAGTATCAATCCATCTTGTCGCAGATATTAATGCTCTTTTCTTTTGATCGTCACTTTTGTTAGTCCAAGTAGAAGAATCGGGAGAAGTATCAAAATAGTCATTAGATTCAGAAAGAG